CCTTCGTAGGAACGTAAGAACCAATGACATCATAAGTATGGTTGGTAACAATCATAGGGATGTTTGCCTGACCCAACTTGAGAGTGAGCATACGGAAAGCACCTTTGATAAGTTGAGATTTCGTCATGTCACGAACCTGCTTATCATTAAGTGCGTCAGTAATCTCTTTCTCAGTTGATAGCATACCAAGAGAGTCTAACACAAACATCAATGGTTTGCGATCTTCTACAGGATCTTTTAGGTATCGGTCAACTGTCTTGAGTGCCTTACTACGAAACTCCTCAACAGTCACAACATTCATGACTACTGTACGTTGCAGATCTACCCCACGACTTGCGAGAAGAGACTTGTTAACAGCGGCTTCAGTGTCAAAATATATGCACATACCATCAGGGTTACTATCAAGGAAATTCTTGACGACAGCAAGAGAGAAAAAAGTTTTTCCAGTGCTAGACTCACCAGCAATGGCAGTAATCTTATTCCCAGATACACCACCAAATATAGACCCTGAAACAAGTCCGTTAAAAATATACGAGCCAGTATCAACAAATTCTTCATGCTCATCAATATCTGATGCGATTTGGGCATACTCATCCCCAATCTCCTTTACAACATCCTTTAAAAAATCCATAGTAATTCACCCTTGTATTTCGTTTCCGTCAAGTCTAGCATAATAACCAGATTCTTGCACCAAATTAAAACTTAGAGATCTTCTCTCTGTATTGACTGGAAGTGGATAAGTCATGTGAGATAACCAAGATGGGAAAAGAAGAACTTTTCCTTCATCTTGATCAGGTATGTATTCATCATAAGAAAAGTGAAAATTACCACCATGAATGAATTGCACTCTTCCACCCATTCTTCCTTCGTTATCCGTACCTTCACTCTCACTATTTTTCATATTAGCTTCAGACAACTCTTTAGGAACTTTTAGAACAATAATTCCTGCAAGTTCAGATCCATGATCATGGTATGGAGTATAGTCACCTTTATAATATCTGTTTACCCAGGCATCAGAATAAAGAACATCCTCAGATAACTTAAATCCAGCCTGACCATCAGGAGTGATAACAGAAAGTTTTACAGAGTCATATCCGACTTTATTTTCTGTATTTTTAAGATAGTAATTACCAAGAGTTTCTACAAAATCAATAAATCCAATCTCTTCAAGAAAGTCCTGTGAAAAATAAACTACTTCAAGATCTCTAAGAAGTAGATTTGGAACATTTCCTTTAGAAGAACAATATTTTATCATCTCTTCAGGATCTGAACAGATCTCATCTACTTTCTTATTCAATGCATCCATTATATTTTTTGGACAAGTTGTTTCCAAAACATAAGGTCCAAATGGTTGATGCAGTCTTACAGGTAACTTCATTGCCAACGTTTTGTTTTCAAATATTCAAGGACATCTGCACGTACATCCATCAGTTCATGATAACACTTTTGATTATGAGCACATTGCCTTAGTGCAGGATCTGGTTTAAGAACAGACTCTACAAACAAATCCAGTCCTCGATTCCATTTGTCTTGTTTGGATTCCCCATCATTAATTGTGTACCGATCATTCATACGAAAAATAGCTCCAGGTTTACAGTCTTTTCGATAGACCATCCAATAGAATCGAGAACAGTCTTCAAAGGTTCTAAGAATGCCTTTTCAAATTGTAGGTCATAGTCTATGTATTTGTCAATTCCAAGTTCATGTGGGAAATCTTGAATGAAAGAGATCACATTCTCATGAATTAAGTTTGGTTTTTTTAAATATAAAAACTTGATCTTCTCACCATTATTGATTAAAGAATACTTATGATCAAGTTTATTCTTTTTAATATGATGGTTGAAAAGAAGAGAACCTCTTACATGAATAGGTGTCCCTTTTGAATAAATGTCTGAGTGAGATTTATACTTTTCAACATCAGATACTGATCTAGGGAAAGCAATTTCTTCTGGTGGTAAAGATTTAAATTGAATACGTGACTTATCAATAAAGTCAATGACATCTTCTTCAGTGCCACTCATCATCAACTTAAGACCATCCTTAATCATTTTACGACAAGGTGCTGGAGTCGATGACTTAACTGCTTCAATACCCATGATCTTGAGTTTGGGTTCTTCATAACGAACACCCTCACTATCCCAGACGTTGAGAATATAACGTTTCTTAGCAGTCCAAATGCCACGATCCGCAATATTCTCACGTTTCATTTGCATCTTCTGGTCATACGCCGAGACATAGTTCGCAAGTTTCTGGTAACAAGAATCGATGTATGGTTCCAGTTTTTCCTCGCAGATCTTATTAAGTATGTCCACAATCCGTTCTTTGTTGCCAGACTTAGCAGCAAAAAATTTATCAACAAGAGGTCCCATATTAAGATAGATTGAGTCAGTGTCAGATGCGATGACATAATCCTCATCTTGAGTTGACAAGAGATTATTTAGGTATTCGTTCATCTTATTCTCAATCCATCGGATACTTACCTGTCCCGATAGAGTAATGGCCTCTGCGTTTGCGAGCTTGTAATATCGGAAATACTGATTGCCGATAGCACCATAAGCACTATTAAGAGAGATCTTCTTAGCCATTTGAATGTTGTTGCACCTGGCAATCTCTTTTTCAAGTGCTTTAGTTGGAGTCTTTTCATATTCCTGCTTTGCCTTAAGCATCTTTTTCTTAAAGATTACACGGTCTCCATACATCTTCTCCATGAGTTCTGGCAAGAACCCACGAACATCTTTGCGGTACATCGCACCATTCGCACAGACCGCATTATCTTTATATAGTTCAAATGTTATCTCTTCATTAAGTATTCGATCGACATTAACCGTTGGGTGTTTCTCTTCCAAGAGGGTTTCTGGTGAGATATTATATTGCATAATAAGATGAGGGTACAGGCTATTAAGGTCAAAGCTGACAACCCAATCATACTTTCCTGGAATCGGTTCCTTGACATAAGCACCTGCATACTTTTCATTTTTACTGCCACCGACTTTTGGAGGAATAACAATATTCCTTCTCTTGAGATAATTGTAAATGATAGCATCCCAAGTGCGTACTTGATAAAACACATCATTGTAATTCACCTTGGCTTCATATGCCATAGTGATTGCAAGTTCAATGAGTTTCATCTTGCTTTCCAATCGGTCAACAAGTTCAACGTCAATTATATTGTATTCTACAAACTTTTGCCAGTTTCCAGTATAGAAATCTTTAAATGTGTCGAATTCAGAGTGATCGAGTTTCTTCTGCCCAAGTTCGACATTTGCAATATGATCTAGACGATATGATTCCTGTGCCTTGTAAGTAAACTTCTTATAGAGATCAAGATAGTCAAGTTGAGAAATACCACCAACATCATAAGAGATTTGATCACGTCCCATAATCTTCAACTCATTACGAGTTACAAGACCCCAAGGTGAGAAACGTTTCATCTGCTTCTCACCCAGAACACGATCTAGTCGTCCACAGATGTATGGAATATCATACAACTGAACATTCCATCCAGTAATAACCTCAGGAGGATTTGCATCCCACCAATCCAAGAAAGTCTGAAGAACTCCTCGTTCTGTGCTGCAGTGGAAATACTTTACATTGTCCTGCTTGACTTCAAAAGGTTTGACACCCCAAGTCAAAATCTGTTTAGTAGAATAGTCCTGAACCGTAATACACAAAATTTCTTCCGAGCAAGAAAGTGGATCTGGAAATCCATACTCGGAAGAAACCTCAATATCCAGAGTGACCAGTTTGATCTTGCTGATATCAAACTTTAGTTCTTCCTCTGGATACTTTTCGGAAATATATTGACAGACATATCGGTCATTACCATATATGGTAAATCCATGAACATCTTCATACTTTTTGTAAAAATCTCTACAATCACGAACACCACCAGGTTTGATAGGTTCTACAAAATCTCCTTCCAAAGTTTTATACTTAGTCTTAGTTTTGGAAGGCACAAAGAGAGTTGGTGAAAACTCTTCTTTGTACATCACGGACTTACCATCCTCATAACCACGGAACAGAAACTTGTTCCCGATCATTTGGACATTGGTATAGAAATTCATTTAATTAGTTCTTGATACTTTTCCAATAGGGTAGGTTTTGGGTCTACCAACGTCAGAATTTTATCTGACGACATCATAAATTGATTATCGTTTGTGATTTCAATCAACCAAGGATGTAGTGTGCCATCTTCTTTGACAACAAATGGTTCTGTCAGTTTGCAGTCAGGTTCTCCAATGTCAGCACCAACCTCCTCAATCTGACTAATCAACAGCGTCTGGTCCGTTAAAACCAAAATCTTGATCACTGATTTCTCCATACTTCTCATCCTCTTCATTTAAAATTTGTGTTTGATAAGCATCTGCCAACTTATCGATTGGGTCAACAAAGGTCACAATCCAATCCATTGCAACAGGATAGATTGGTCCTTTTCCTAGAGGCACCCAAGGTTGAAGTGAAATATCAAATGTTACTTGTGGTTTGTTCTCAGGAATATCAAGATCCTTCATGCGAACTACGCATGGTTTCCTGAAAAAATATCCAACCACTTTAGTGTTCTCACCTTCACCATGATGCATTTCCTTTACATCAGTGATGACTTCTTCACCAGATTTTAATACAGCAAGTTTTACAGTCATAATCCTTAATTGCTCCAAGTCATTTTACCAATAAAAAAGAGAGGTGTCAACTGGTTTGTGCCAGTTACCTCTCCGTCTGCGGCGACGATACTTTATTTATTCGTCACCAGATTGTGTCATCATTGCTGCCCCAACAAAGGAAGCAAGAAGAATAGTTACAGTTGCGAGAAGTGTCATGAGTATAATTTCCCATCAATAATTATTTAGATATTGATGGGTGTTTTTTCAACTATTAGTTAGGAAATCAGAACCAGACCTTCTTTTTATGTGCTTCTGGAACAATCTTACCCAGAACGATGGTTAATAACCCATCCTCAAAAGTAACTGATCTAACTTCCGTTTCATCTGAGAGTGTCCAAGCTCTGGTGAAAGATCTCTGAGCCACTCCTCTGTGGACATAATCGGTGCCAGTTTCTCCATCTTCTCGTTGTCCTTCGACAAAGAGTTTTCCGTCTTGTGTGTAGACATTTACTTGTGCTTTTTTAAATCCAGCAAGGGCAAGTTCTAGTCTCGATTCTACGTTGCTGACCGTAACTAGATTGTAAGGTGGATAGTTTGTCGTTGTTTCGTGTAGTTTAAACAGACGATCAAAGTATTCATCCATACCAATGCTGTTCTTATTTATACGCTCAAGCAACTGGTTTACGTTGGCGGCGTTATATTTCATTAAGTCCATTTGTACTTCTCCTTAGTAAGCGAGATTTGATTGTGTGGACCCTTTCGGCATCCACTATTATATAGTAACA